TGCCGCTGTTTTTCGGTCTGTACGGCGACCACGGTGGCGAGATCTACAGCGCGTCTGCGACGCGAGATCAGGCGCGACTTGTCATGGCACACGCGAAGCGCGCTGTCGAGATGCAGCCTGAGTTCGCGGGTCGCATCCGTGTGTATCGTGACGCGCTCGAGTTCACCGAGACTGGCACGACATATCGAGCGCTGTCATCCGAGGCCTACAGCAAGGAGGGTCTGAGTGCGACGCTGGTCATCGCAGACGAGTTGGCAGCATGGCCATCACGCGATCTGTTCGATGTACTGTCGCTGTCTATGGGCGCACGACGCTCGCCACTCATGGTGGCCATCACGACGGCTGGCACACGCACCGACTCGACTGGCACAGACAGCATCGCGTTCACCCTGTACCAGTTGGCACGACGGCGCATCGCTGGTGAGCATGACGACACCACGCTCGGGATGGCATGGTACGAAGCAGGCGAGGGTGCGTATCGCGACTCATCGCGCTGGCACGAGGCCAACCCTGCGCTGCTATCAACGCCACCGATCCTGTCACGCGACGATCTAGAGTCAGCCTACAAGCGCACACCTGAAGGCGAGTTCAGGATCAAGCGACTCAACGAGTTCGTGGCGGCCGACACTGCGTGGCTACCTGCTGGCGCATGGGATGCATGCACCGACACGACACTCGCACTGCAGCCACACGACCAGATCGTGATCGGGTACGACGGATCGTTCGCGTCAGATTCGACAGCGATCGTTGCATGTCGCACCAGTGACGGCGCGCTGTTTGTCATCGGTCATTGGGAGCGACCACTAGACGATGCGCACTGGCGCGTACCGATCGAGGAGGTCGAACAGCGCATGCTCGATCTGGCCATGATGTATGATGTTATCGAGGTGTGTTGCGATCCGTTCAGATGGCAACGCAGCATGGAGGTCTGGCGATCAAACGGCCTGCCAGTGGTGGAGTTCAACCAGACGCCACAGCGAATGGTGCCTGCCACTGCGGCCGTATATGACGCAGTCATTCAGTCGCGACTGCGACATGATGGCGATCCACGACTGACCCGCCACATCGCCAACGCTACGCCGCACTATAGTCGACATGGCGTGATGCTGCGAAAGGGGCGCGAGTCGAACAAGAAGATTGACCTCGCGGTCGCCGCGATCATGGCGTGGTCTCGCGCCATGACTATCAGTACGCCACCAGCGGTGCAGCCTGCACCGCCTGTGTCGCTAATCAGTCTGTGAGGTAACGCATGGGTATCGTCGATCGTCTGCTCGGTCGCAGTGAAGCACGCGTAGCAGGCGGCAACTGGTTTGCTGCTGGCTTCGATCCGATCATCAACAGCGCTGGCGTCAAAATCACCGAGGAGAACGCGACGAGTATCGCGGCCGTATACGGTGCAGTCAACTTGTACGCAAACACGATTGCCAGTCTTCCTGTCGGCGTCTACATCCGCGAGCGTGGCGTGCGTCGCACAGTCACGCGACCGCGATGGTTGGATCAGCCTATGCCAAACAATCCCAACATGACTGGCTTCGACTTCCGCCATCGTCTGGTGTCGTCACTGTTGATCGACGGCAACTGCTTCATCCTGACCCTGCGCGATGATCTCGGCGAGGTCGTCGAGGCGCGTGTACTAGATCCGCGCCTTGTCGAAGTGAAGATCGCACCTGATGGCACGCCGACATACATCATCGGCCAGCAGCATCTCGGTGCAGACTACATCGTACATATCACACTCTTCCCGACATCTGAGGGTCGAGGCCTGTCACCAGTCGAGCATCATCGCACGACACTCGGTCTCGCCAAGGCGACTGAGACCTACGCGGCAAAGTTTTTCGAACAGGGTGCGCAGGTCGGCGGCATCGTGAAGGTCGCAGGCGAACTGACGGCCGATCAGGCCGACCAGTTGCGCACTGCATTTGCACGACGACACGAAGGTCTCTCAAACGCACACCGTGTCGCAGTGCTGACAGGCGGCGCTGACTTCACACCGCTCGCCATGAAACTGACCGACATGGATCTGATCACACAGATGCGCTGGTCAGTAGAGAACATCGCGCGCATCTACGGCGTACCACTGCACCTGCTACAGCATCCGTCTAGCGGCATGTCGTACGCATCTGTTGAAGTGGTCAGCATCGAATGGCTGCGCCTCGGCCTTCAGTCACTCATCGCCAGACTAGAGGCTGGCCTGCAGCGACTGATCGTCGGCGACACCACCTTCGTGAAGTTCAATGTCGACTCACTGCTGCGCTCGACGACGACCGAGCGGTACGCGTCTTACCAGACGGCGCTGCTGTCTGGCTTCCTGAGCATCAACGAGGTTCGCGCACTGGAAGATCGACCACCTGTGGAGGGTGGCGATGAGTACTGGAAGCCACTCAACATCGGCGTACTCGGCGCACCACCTGAGACACCAGCACCATGAGCGTCGAGATTTGGGATATCGACGGCACACTGACGACGACAGGCGACACGCCGCGACAGGATGCCATCGACTATGTACGCAACGATGCGGCCGAGGGTACGACGATTGTCATCGTGTCTGCGCGACCTGTGTCGCGACTAGACGAGACACGCGCATGGCTAGAGGCCAACGATGTGCCGCATGCCGCGCTGTACCTCAACGATTTCGGCGACGGCACCGCGCCAGCCATAGAGTTCAAGAAATACAAGTTCGAGAAACTGATCGAGCAGTACGGTGCAGATGAGATCGACTACATCGTCGACAACGACGCTGACATCCGCGACATGGCGCGATCGTTAGGTCTGACTGCGTATACTGTAGAAGAGGTCATCGCCAACGAGGCCGAGACCGACGACGAGTCACCAGATGAGGCCGCACCACGCGCCGCAATCTCGGTGCCGCAGTACATCCGAGACGCAGCAGCCGAGGGTCTGCGCTGGCACGACGAGGGTCGCAGCGGTGATGGCCTACAGCCTGAGACTGTCAGTGAGGCGCGCGACATGGTCGATGGCGTGATCACTGATGCGAAGGTGGTACGCATGGCTGCGTGGATCAGACGACATCGTAGCGACTGGTCATCAGACAAGCCACAGAACAGCGACCGCGAGCATCCCGATTGGCCACAGGCTGGTGCAGTGGCTGCGATGCTATGGGGTGTCAATCCAGCAGACGCGCAGTCTGCTGATCAGGTGCTGAGATGGTGCGATGGCATCATCGGCACGATGAGCGCAAGGAGTGACGAGATGCAGAACTACGAACGACGCGCAGTGACGATCGGTGAGTTTCGAGTGGAGACCACCGACACGGGCGAGAAAACATTTAGCGGATACGCCGCGCTGTGGTCGCAGCCATCTGCTGGCCTACCCTTCCGCGAGCAGATCGCACCTCGCGCCTTCCAGCGCACGCTGTCACGCGTCGCCGCTGGTCAGTCGGTGGTCAAGTTCCTACATGGCCACGACGAGTCGAAGATGCTGGCATCTACTGCCAGTGGTCGACTGCGTCTGACCGAGGATGAGACAGGCCTGCGCGTCGAGGCACGCCTCGACCCTGCCGATCCTGACGCCGCTGCAGTCATCAGCAAACTCAACAACGAAGCCGCAGCGATGGGGATGTCATTCGGCTTCCTCGTGCCGCGCGGTGGCGAGTCATGGTCAGGCGACGAGCGCACGATCACTGAGGCGCGACTGCTCGAGGTCTCGATTCTGAGTGGCCACAATCCTGCGTACCCTGCGACCATCGGTCTGTCAGCGGTGCGCCATCTCACGCAGTCGAAACTTGGCATCGACGCCGAGCGACTGATTACTACGCTCGATCTCATCCGCAGCGGTCAGGATCTGACCGACGAGGATGTCGAGGTGCTGGAGACCGTGAAGCAGAAACTGGCGCCACGCGCTGGCACTGATCCGTCAGTGCTCGCACTACGCCATCGACTGGCACGGCTACAGGTACAGGCTGACTGATCCACGAGGCCACCGACACGCTGCGCTCGGCGCATACCCTCGGCTGGCAATCCCGATCACGGAAGCAGATAGTCAACCCAAAGCAGATAGGAGATACACGATGAGTGACATTAACGCGCTGCACGACAAGCGTGCTGCACTGCTCGCACAGGCGAGCGAGATCTACGCGACGGCCGCTGAGGCTGGCGCACCAGTATCGACCGAGGATGAGGCACGCTTCACCGCGCTCGAGACTGAAGCCAAGACCATCGACGCCGCGATCCGCGCTGGCAAGGCTGCCGACGAGGCACGCACTGCTGCTGACGCTGCACGCACCGCTGTCGCACCTGCGCTCGCGCAGGCTGTGTCTGCGCCTGTCGATGCTGACGAGGCTGCTGAACTTCGACGCATCGGTCGCCACGGTGGCGAACTTTCCTACGAGATGCGCGACATCTCAAAGGGGTCGAACTTCACAGGCCGCACCGACTTCGCGACGACTGTCGCTGTCGCTGCTGGTCAGGTCAACCCTTTCCTGAATCCTGATGTGGTGACTGTCTTCCGCAAGACTGACGGGTCGCCGATTGGTTTCCCTCGCACCACCGCGCTCGGCACTGCCAGCGCGATCAGCGAAGGTGGCCAGTACACAGAGTCAGACGGCACCAACTCGACGCTCACGCTTACGCCTGCTAAGTACGGCGTACTCGTGCAAGTATCCGAGGAAGTTATCTCTGACACTGGCATCGACATCTCGGCGTGGATCGCCGAAGCCGCAGGCCAGTCTGTTGGTATCGCGCACGGTGCAGTCGCTGCACCTGCTGTCGCTGCTGCTGCCACGGTAGGCAAGCAGGGTGCAGCCGTGACGCCTGCATATGCTGACCTCATCGACTTGGTTTACAGCGTGGCCGAGCAGCACCGACGAGCACCGAAGCGCGGCTTCCTGCTCAACGATGCGACGCTCGCGTCAGTGCTCAAGATCGTCGATGACAACGCGCAGCCGATCTTCAAGGCTGGCGTCAACGGCCAGCCTGACACGATCTTCGGTTATCCTGTCTACAGCGCAGCGCTCGCCAACAACGGCGACGAGGCGTTGTCGGTTCTCTTCGGAGATCTCGGCAAGATCGTAACCGTCGTCGCTGGTGGTGTCGATATCCGCAGCAGCGCAGACTTCGCGCTGAACTACGGCCTCGTCACCTATCGCGTCGGCGTACGCGGCGCGACTGGCCTGCTGCTTCCGAGCGCAGTCAAGTCGTTCAAGGGTGCCAATGTCTAATCAGTCGCGAGACTGATCAGATCCGCAGCGGTGGTCGACTAGCGTCGGCCACCGCTGCACCACACATGAGGTGACATATGCGACAGGTGAGACTACTACTACAGATGGCAGGTGACCGAGATGGTCAGCCGTGGCCGCCTGTCGGCGCAGTGATCGCACTGCCTGCTGATGAGGCGCGGTGTCTCGTGATCAACGGATATGCGCGTTATGTCACCACGGCCGTCGAGGCCGAGCAGGCTGTCACACAGCCAGTCGCTGAGACAGCAGCGATCACCACACGACGACGCGCTGTCGTGCCAGCAGTAGATGCAGACGAGGTGTCAGATGGCGATCAGTAGCACACAGGTGACCTGCACGACCACACCTGCCGTGGCATACACGGCAGACAACGACGGCTGCGTGCTGTATGTACACCATCAGGGTGGCGGTGTAATCTGGCTAGGCAGCAGCGATCTGACGACCACCAACGGCCTGTCAATCGACAGCGCGACTGATGTCGTAGAGATCAGACTGCGCGCTGGTGATGTGCTGTACGCACGCAGCGGTACTGGTACCGAGACGCTGCAGATCCTAGCGGTAGGCTGACCATGTCATATGCAACACTCGCACAGTTCAAGGAAGCGCTACAGATCACAGACTCGTCGCAGGATACTGCGCTGCAGGCGGTGCTGGATGCGACCGACGACCTCATCGACAACTTCGTCGATCAGGCTGTCGGCTTCGGCCGCACTGCATCACAGACGCGCTACTACACGGCAGACCATCTGTACTACTGCCTAACAGATCCGATCGTCAGCGTCTCGTCGATCGCCACAGACGACGATGCGAACGACACCTACGAGACGACATGGTCTGCGACTGACTACATCCTCGCACCAAAGAATGCGCCACTCGACAACGAACCGTACACGGAGATCGACACCAGTCTGGCTGGCCAGCGATCCTTCCCTCTGAGTCTCAACGGTGTGCGCGTGATCGGCGTCTTCGGCTGGCCATCTGTGCCGAGCGCTGTTGTGCAAGCCGCGCTGATTCAGGCGGGTGCTGTTTGGTCATCGCGCAGCGCGCCATACGGCGTGATTGGAAGCACCGAACTCGGTGGCATCATGCGCCTGTCACGCGCGCTGCATCCCGAGGCGCAGGTACTGCTCGAGCGCTACCGCTCACGCCTCGGCCTGATCGGCGGCTGACATGACCGACAACGACATCCTCGACGCACTGGCAGCGCACATCGACGCGCTGACGCCACCTACTGGCTTGACACTACGACAGGTCTATACGACACCACCATCGACACTGGCCGTCACACCATCGCTGGTGCTGATGCCAGCAGACGACAGCGTGTCATACGGCAGCGGCAACCGCACCGTGACGCTGACGGTCAATGCGACCCTGTACCTACAGCCAACCACAGCGTCGACGCTGTGGCCTGACATCTACGCATGGCGTGCGTGGATGCGTGGCCTAGTCACAGGGTCGGTCACGCTCGACGGTACTGCTGCACAGGCGGTCGTGTCGTCGACATCCATCGGCACAGATCAGTGGTCAGATGTTGACTTCGCGACTGTGACCGCAGCAATCACGGTGACGGTGTATGAGGCCGTCGCCTTCACCGCATAGATAGAGGAGACGAGAAATGACGATCGGTACCAAAGCACTGACCAAGATCGCAACGATG